TGTTGAGTCTGATGGAGATAATTGGTATCAAGTGCCATACTTAGCTCAAGATACTATTTTTGAAGATGTTCCAAATTTGGCAGAAAATGATCCAGATTTAGCACAATATCGAGCATCATCTCCTAGTTTATTAAAATTAAAGAAAACTGCAAAACGTTATATAACACGTTTACGTAGCGATAACAAATTAGAATTACAATTTGGTGCAGGCATTTCGGATAATAATGATGAAGAAATAGTTCCAAATCCAGATAATGTAGGAAATGGATTAGCAGGATTTCGTCGTAATGTTGATGTTGATATTGATCCATCAAATTTTTTATATACTAGAACATATGGACAAGCACCATCTAATACTACATTAACAATAACATATACTATAGGAAATGGAGTTGTAGATAATGTTCCTGCAAATGTATTAACACTAGTTAATTTTGTTGAATATAATGATGATATTAATACATCAAACAGTGGCAATCTAGTTAATTTTGTTAAATCAACAGTTGCCGTTAATAATAGTGGACCTGCTTCTGGAGCTAAAACTTCTGACAGTTTGCAAGACATTAAAAATAATGCATTAGCTAATTTTGCAACTCAGAATCGCTTAGTAACAAGAGAAGATTATATAATTCGTGCATATTCAATGCCAGCAAAATTTGGAAGTGTTGCAAAAGCATATATTGTTCCGGATGATCAAATAACGCAAACAGATTATCAACAATCTAGAATTGCTAATCCATTAGCAATGAACATGTATGTTTTAGGATTTAATGAGTCAAAACAATTATTTGAATTAAATCAAGCAGTAAAAGAAAATTTAAAAACATATCTTAACTATTATCGTATTTTAACAGATGCTGTTAATATTAAAGATGCATTTATTATTAATTTAGGTATTGATTTCGAAATTTCGGTTTTGCCAAATTATAATAGCAATGAAGTTTTATTGAAATGTATTGATGCATTAAAATCAATGTTTAATGTTGACCGATGGCAAATTAATCAACCAATCATAAAATCAGATATAACTACTACGTTAGCTAATATTAAAGGAGTTCAGACAGTAGTCGGAGCTACGCTTTCAAATCTATATGATATTACATTTGGATATTCTGGCAATGTTTATGATATAAATTCTGCTACTAAAAATGGAGTAATATATCCTTCATTAGATCCTAGTATATTTGAAGTAAAATTTCCAAATCGAGACATTAAAGGTCGCGTAGTAAATCAGTAAAGGAATATAAATGTTTAGAATATTTTATGCAGCAAAAGACGCAACGTTATATGAATCAATACCAGAATATAATACTGGTCTAGACGAAATTTTAGAAGTTGGTAAAAGATTGGGCACTGATGGTGCCACTTTGTTAAAGTCTAGAAGTGTCATTAAATTTGATATGCCTGAAATTTCCGCATCATTATCTACATATGGAAAGGCAGTTACTGATTGTAAATTTGTATTGCAATTATTTACATCTGAAGCAAAAAATCTTCCTGCAGAATATTCAGTCCATGCAAAATTAGGCGGCCAGGATTGGACTAATGGCACAGGACACCAATCTGCGTTGACAACGAATGGTGTGACATGGAACGGTCCTTATAGTGGCTCTTCTTGGATTTCATCAAGTCAAAACATAAAAATTGGAACTAGCACATTGTATGTATCGGGAAGTGGTACTGGTGGCTCTTGGTTGTTTCAATCTAGTTCGGTTGGATCTACTGCGGGACTAATATCATCTGAATCATTTTCTTATCGTACCACTGATATTAATATGGATGTTACAAATGCATTAAAAGTATGGTTAAGTGGAAGTGGTGGTGCTTCAATAACCAATAATGGATTTTTAATTCAATTTTCTGACACTGATGAATTAAATGATACAGTAACCGGATTTGTTAGATATTTTAGTCGAGAAACACATACCATATATGTTCCTAAATTAACAATGTATTTTGATAATAGTGCATTTGTTACTGGATCATTGACTGCATCTAATTTAGAATCATATATAGTTTATACTAAAATTAAGCCGCAGTATAAAGATACTGAGATTGCTAAAATTAGAATATATGCACGAGATAAATTTCCTCAAAAATCACCAACAAATTTATTTCCTATAGAAACAATTAAATATTTGCCGGCAACTACTACGTATGCGGTATTTGATGCTCAAACGGATGAAGCTATAATTCCATATGATGATATTTATAATAAAGTAAGTTGTGATAGTACCAGTAATTATATCTATCTAGACATGAATGGATTTATGCCAGAACGTTATTATCGATTAGAGCTAAAAATCAAAGAAGGATACACTGAACAGTATATCAATGACAAAATTAATTTTAAAGTAGTTAGATAATGGCAAAAGATGCAATTGTAACTGATATTAAACCAATGGATCAACAGATATTAATATATGAATATCTGGAGGCACAAGCTCGTTATAATTCTTTAGGTATGACATATCTGTCAGACAATCAATCAATTATACCTAGAGACTTAGCCGGAAATATATTATTTGAAGAATCTGCCCTAGTTAAACCGTTATTAATTATTGAACCGGTGGCAGAACAAATAACTACGATATCAACGTTACGTGTTTTAGATACTGCATTTCAATATTATAAATTTCCTGTATCAGTTAATATTACATCGTCTGTTAATGTTGATGTTGATTTTGAGATTCAAGCACAAGAAATTGAAGAACAAGATTTAATTTCTACTCGTTATACGATACCTGCTATATTTGATGAACAAGATCAGCCACAGACCTATTTAAGAATTAATACATCGTTTGAAAGTACTTGGTTTAAAAATGATGCGAATGGAACTCTAGACTCTGGACCTAGAAGATTACCATTTGTTGGCCCAGCTCAACAAGAACTAGGCACATATACAATCACACAAAATACATTAGATACATTACGTGCTAAAAATCAAACTCTCAAATTTACTGTAAAAACTCAATTTACATCTCAAAACAAAACAAACAACGTTGGCTTTAAGATGATTATTGGTCGAGCAATGCCGGAATCTTGGAGATCATCTGGTTTTTTATATGAAATATATGCAGAAACAAAAGGGGTTTTGCAAACAGGTGAATATCCTGTATTAGAATTAGAATATGTACTAGATATAATCAACGATGCAGCAGCATATGATAATTATGAAATTAATGTAGTTTCTGGAGACAATGCATGGGCATTAACTGACAATTGTTATTGGAAAATTGATGTTATTGATATTCCTACAACACCATCATTAACTGGAACCGTTGGTCATGGCGTATATTCATTTGGTGCCAGCTCTAGATTAAGCGAAATTACAAATGCCGGCGGCACGTCTACACCAATATTTGAACAAGTTGATGGTCAATTAAAGGCATTAGGACAATATCCCGTCCCAGGTGTAACTAGTGCGCTGGCGCCACAACCTCCGGATGCTCCGGATATGCCGGCTTAATGCAATAACACTGAATTAAATGTAAATGATACAACAATATAAAAATATTGACCAAATAAATAGTGCAACTAAATCTGTTTCAGCAACACGTTTAGACAAATCAGTAACTGAATTTTTAAGTTATTCTGCAAATAATCGCTTTACACAAGTTGATGGAATTTCTAATCAAGAAGGTTCAAGTTGTGTTGAATTACATGTTTATTCAGGTGGTGTTTGGCAAACTGGTAATCATAAAATTCAATTACAAACAAAAATACCAACATATGTAGATAAAACTACCGGACAAATTATTGCGTTTCCAACTGAACCGATTGCAATCAATTTATATGATGAATTTAATAAATTAAAATTAACAGCAGGAAATTTTAAAATTGCTGTTAATTTCTTTAAAAATTTAATTGGTAGTTATGATCAACAACATTTAAGAATTGATGAAATCTCCCCGGATAGAACCGAAATACGTTTACGGGCTATTGATGATACAAATCTAGCATTTTTAGAGCAAATAACAAATTATATAAACACAGTACGACACACATCGTCATCGTATTATAAAACATATCTATTAAACTTTAGTAGGAATCAAACTGCGTTAGTTGTAAATAGCGTCGTTATTGGCGAGTATGTTTACGTTAAACTTTACGAACCATTAGCTGATATATTTGATATAAATTTTAAATGCTGGGTCGTAGAAGAACTTAAACCAGCATATATTGATAATGTTGCTTTTGTATTAGCAGCTGCATTATCAAAATCATATAAATTAGCAAACCCAAATTGGAATGCTAACGCAATACATAATGTATCATCAGAAACTAGTATGCAAACATGGCATGATTTATTAGGATCATCCGTACAAACATCGCAACAAATTGTTGATACATATTTCTCCGGAAGCTTATCCGGAATGATATTAAACGTTGATTATTCTGATTTTAACAATTTTATATTTTATAGCTCAGCAACTGAACGATTAGAAAACTTTAAATACAAATTAGAATTACTAGAATATTATACATCACAAAGTTTAGTTGTAGCACAATTATCTGGAAGTGTTGCTACTACAAATGTTGCAGATTATGCTTCAAGCAAAACTAGTTTAATTAGTGGATTTGATTCTTTTGAAAAATATTTATATTATCAATCATCATCAATTTTATCAACAAATCCAATTCCACACGAATCTCCTATAGTTGCACTAGTTACAGGAAGCTATATTAGTCCAATTCCTAAAACTAATTCAACAGTACCATATACATTGGCTAATACAACAGGCAGTCAATTTAAAACATGGTACCAAAATGTATATAATTCTGCATCATTATATGATACATTAAATTATAATGCATTAGTATATGCTATTCCAGAATTTATTCGTTATGATGCAATGAATGATGGTATAACAACATTTGCTAACATGTTAGGACATCATTATGACATATTATATACTTACATTAGTAATATGTCTAGAATTAACAATCGAGATGAAAATCCTAATTTAGGTATGCCAAATGAATTGTTATATTCAGTAGCAAAACAATTTGGTTGGCACTTAACTGAAGGTAATCAGTATCAGGATTTATGGCAATATGTTCTAGGAACAAATGAAGCCGGAATTCCGTTAACGGGATCTAATACAGTTGGGGAACCGTCAGTACCAGGTCGCAATATGACTTATGCAGTATGGAGACGTATTGTAAATAACTTGCCGTTATTATTAAAAAGTAAAGGTACTAAACGAAGTGTGCAAGCATTATTATCTTGTTATGGTATTCCACAATCAATGATATCAATCAATGAATATGGAGGTCCTAGATTAGATAGAGCACCGGTATATGAAAAATTAAATTTTGATTATGCATTAGATTCAATTGCTAATTCTGCAGGTACAGTGACTGTAAATTATTCACAATCAATTAATACAGTTGAACTTCGTTTCCGTACAGACAATGTAATTACTAATCCAAGTATATCAAGCACCATGAACTTGTTTAACGTAGGTTCAAATGCGGTTACTTTAAAATATACATCCGGGACATTAGGTAAAATACAAATTAATGGTACTGGCTCTGCTAACATTGAAATGTTTGATGGTGGTTGGATAAACATGATGCTTAAAACATCTGGGGCTAATTTGCAAGTAGTAGCCGCTCGTTCTAAATATGGAAAAATTGTAGCGGAAGTATCAGCATCAGCAACAGCATCATTTGCCTACTCCGGATCCGTTGTATTGGGTAGTACTAGCGCTGGCTATACTCGTTTGAAAGGTGAACTTCAAGAATTAAGATTATGGAGTTCTAGTCTAGACATTTCTTATTTTGAAAATCATACGAAAGCGCCAGCAGCATATAATAGTACAGATCCTTACAATGACCTAGTATTTAGATTACCATTGACTCAAAAAATTAATCATACATTAACAAGTTCATTAACAGGAGTACAACCTAATCTGTCTACAATATCAGCATCATTTGCTGGATGGTCTTCTGCTACTCCATACGATTCAATTGAAGAAACATATTATTATGATGCACCTTCTTTAGGAATGGGTACATTTGATGATAATAAAATTCGTTTAGAAGACAATGATTTGGTTGGAACGTTAGATGTTAAAACTAGAGCTGAACGCAGTCAATTTGATAAAGCGCCATTAGACAGCAAACGTTTAGGAATTTATTTTTCTCCACAAACAATGATTGATGAAGATATCATTGCACAACTAGGATTTACAGAATTAGATCAATATATTGGAGACCCGGGAAACAATGAATCTAGATCATATCCTAGATTAATACAAGCTGCTCAAAACTATTGGAAAAAATATTCAACTAGCAATGACTTTAATGCTTATATTAACATGTTTACATTGTTTGATTTATCATTCTTTAAACAATTAGAACAATTATTACCTGCACGTGCTGACAAATTAACTGGTATATTAATACAACCAAATTTATTAGAACGCAGTAAAGATACAGTATTACCGACAATTAAACGTGAAGATGTTAGTTATTCAATTGAAATATTTGACACATCACCAACTGCATCGGGTGATTATTTACAATATGTTGGCAGCATTGCTAACAAAATATTATCAATCAATGCAATCGATGATGACCAATGGCAAGCATATTTAACGTCTCCGCGGGCTGCATCTAAATCAGGTACTATATATTCACATGATTATTTAATATTATCAGGAAGCCGATATATAACAGGATCTTCGCCGTATTGGAGTAGTGAAGCTGAATTACCTGTTATAACATCTGCCGTCACTTCTGAATTCAGATTTGCATCAAAGTCAATATTAGCGCAAGTACAAGATTATCTACCAACAGGTATTAATAATCAAAGATATAATGGATCAAAACTTACTTCTCCTGGATTTAATATAAATTCAACTCAAACAGTTGATGGTGGCCCGGTTGTTGAATACCGAAAAGCTAATCCAAATCAATTGAAAATTCAAAATGGAGGAACACAAGGTAGTTTTGTATTAGTTTAGCATCAAAATTAACAACATGTATATTTATATTAAATAAGGTTAAAACAATATGGGATATTTAGATAATACAAGCGTAACTATAGACGCTATATTAACAATTAAAGGACGAGAGTTGCTAGCAAGAGGCGGCAATGCATTTAATATTACTCAATTTGCTGTAGGCGATGATGAAGTAGATTATTCATTATGGAATCCAGATCATCCGCTTGGAACAAGCTATTATGGTACCATTATAGAAAATATGCCTGTAACTGAAGCAATACCAGACGAAACACAGGCATTAAAATACAAATTAATTTCATTGCCAAAACAAACGATAAACATACCGGTTATAACTGTTGGTAATACATCGATAACGTTAGCTGCTCCTGGAAATAGTGCTATTATTTCTCCTAATACAAGCAATTTCCAAGGCGGAAATGCAACATTAGGATATACAGCAATATTATCTGATTCAACTGTGGCTGATATACAAGTTACTAGAGCATTACAAAATTCCGTTGTTCCGACTACACCTAGATTTATTGGAGATAATGAAGATGCACAAAGTGTAGCAGTATCAGGATTTGAATTCCGTATTGTAGGAAAAACTCAAATGCTTGCTGATAAAACTGCTAGTATTACAATTATTGCAAATGAAACGGGTGGTAGTATTACAATTAATTTAACAGTTAAACGCGTAACGACTGCAACTCAGTAAATAGAAATAAAAATATGAATACATCGATATTAATTGATCAATTAAAAAAACAAGCTAGACAAGGAATAACTCCTGCAAGAACAAATATGGCAGGCGTGCAGCAGGTTTCTCAACCAGCTTCAACAGCTGCTGTAGGTCAACAAGTTCAACAATTAGCTCAGCAATTAGCAAATCAAATGGTTGCAGAACAGCAACAAGCACAAATTACAGCAAGAAATGGCCGTGTATATACTAAATTTGATATGGCAAATGATGTTATTTCTAATCAGACAGAAATTGTTACTGCAGGTTTATGGAGCGATAATGTAGCTGGATTAACAACTTACTTTACATCATCAACTCAAACAAACACACAACGGGCATATTATGTAGATGTATTGCAATCTAATCCAAGTGTGACAGGGTCAGCAACACAATTTTCAATAGCTTGGGGACATGCATTAGGTAGTGGATCTGATTCACAAGGCCAACTTAATGATTCTCCTAGTAAAGCAATTTATTCTCAATATCGCCAATTATTATTGAATCCATCCGATACACGATTTACAACACAAGGATCGGGTAGCACTGACTACATATACGTTATTAACTTTAAACGTAATCGTTTGAAAGAACGAATGGATCCAGGAAATTTTGAATTACCATTAACCAAAATTAATACAAGAACATCAAATGCAACAGGTTCTGTAACAACAGCTTCTGGTGTTTTTACATTGATTGATGATTCATCTATTGCTTCTGCAACACTAGTAGGCTCAGGCAAAGTATTTAATATAGTATCAGGCTCAATTAATTCAGGAGTTTATAATCCTACAGCACCTGTATATTATGGGTTAATGTATCCTGATTATGGTACATTGATATTAGATGGCAAAATGATGGATCAACAATTAGGATTTAAAACTGTATCTGGATCAAGTGTTGAAGGTAATAATCATTTTGTATTATATCATTCAATTTCAGGCTCAGCGCTTACAACTAATCCAGCAACAGGTGATAAATTTAATTTCTTAGCACGAAATTCAGAAAAAATTACAAGTACACATTATTTT